TTACAAGCATTATTAACAGTATGTACAACTCTATCTCTATGAGAGTAGTGTGGCAATTGTGTGGAAAGGACATAGACGATTTTAATAGGTTGATAAAGATGAATTCGTACGGAGACGACAATTTAATCGGTGTACCAAGAGATGTTGAAGGATTTGGTCAGGAAGAGATTACCATAGCTTTTAAAAAATTTGGTATGATTTACACGGATGAAGAGAAAACTGGGGCTCTTTACAGAGAACGAAGACTGGATCAAGTCGTGTTTTTGCAACGGAGTTTTCGCAAGGACGACATGATGGATAGGTGGGTCGATCCTTTAAAACTCCAATCAATAATAGAAGGACTATATTGGTTTCGGTCACCTGCTGATGAACTTATGGAGATGAAGGAAGTGTTCGAGAATGCTGTCCGTGAATTAGCTATGCACGGACCGGAGATTTATGAAAAATACATTAGAATTTTGGAAAAAGCATGTCGACAGCAATATGGAGAAATAATTTTGTTCAAACCTTATAAGTCTGTTGTTCAAGCTATGATAGAAGAGGAAGCCCTTGGTTCTGTAAGACAGTTACAATGCAATGATTCTTTTTTTGAGATAGCAACGGGAGAAATGGATGAAAGAGCTTTCAGACCAGGAGAGCAAGTTGCTGTCTCTGAGGAAATGGAGCATGACATACTTGAAACGCTCCTACCAGACCTCGTGGAGGGAGTCCCGTGGAGGAAGCAGTTACTGGACATTTGCACGCAAAGTCCAACGAGTGAGTTGACAGCAATCTTGAACTCACTAAAAATTTGCCACTGTCCTTGTGAGAATCCTTTGTTTGAAGACCCCACTTTCCGTGGCAGGTGGATAAACGTTCCTTACCTAACGTTTATAGAAGAAGTCAACGAAACGGACGAAAGCGACAGTGATGAAGAAGGAGATAACGGCGGATTTCCAGATGGAATCGTTTGGATAGACGATGACTCTGAAGATGACCCGGGCTACAGCTCGTGTGATTCGGATGAGAATTTAGATTAGTGTCTCGTGTGATCCCTGGCTTTAATAATTTGATTCTTATAAATTAAAGTTTATGCTACGAGTACATGTTAGGCTTTCTATTTAGAGTTACTGAGCCTTAGGGCAGCCCCCTTAATCAGTTAGAATCTCGACGAGCACAGATTGGGTAGTTTGTGTAAGGTTTGAAATCAAACTTCGTTTAAATAAATTTACCTGCTAACAATAACACAGATACACTTTTAGATACTTTGATTACGACTCATCCAACACAAATTCATGATGTCACCACAGAAGTTGTAGATGATACAGATCCAGTGGTTAATTCTTTTGTTGATGTTACAAATTTCGCCGGAATGATGGTAATAGATAAAGATCACGGACTGACAGAGGTTCTGTCTCGCCCTGTAGTTATATCAGGTTCAGCACTAACGGCTGCCCAGCAAGCTTCTGTGGCAGACGTCGTTTCGGCTGTTCCCAATACAGTTAACTGGGCCACTCTAGTTTTACCTAGAGCTTGGCGAGACACTCAGTATATAAATAGAAAAATTTCAAATTTCCAATATTTGCGGTGTGGATTTGTAGTTAGGTTAACCATAAATGCCTCACCATTTGTTCAAG